AATTTATAAGACAAAAATCAACAGGACAAATCGTTCACAGAGAACTGCCTCATACTGATAAAACATTAGATAACGCTGTTCATACACACAATATAGATAAATCTGATCTTGAAGTAGTCGAAGAAAACTGGACTGAGGACGAATGGACAGTAGCTGTAAATAATCAGTTGCCTTATGATGTTAAACGCAGAGAAGAATATCCTCCAATAGGTGATCAATTAGATGACTTGTATCATGCAGGAATATTTTCAGATGAAATGGCTGCAAAAATAAAAACAACAAAAGATAAATATCCTAAGGAATAATTAATGGCATCTATACTCAATCAAGTTATAGATCAAGGTACAACTTTTTCAAAACAGATTACTGTTTATGAAACTGATGGTACAACGATCCAAAATTTAACTGGATATACTGTAACATCTCAGTTGCGTAAGAACTATACATCTACTGCATATACTACGATTCTTGCAACAGTACAGACACCAGCTACTAATGGAGTTATTGTTATGTCATTGACAGCTGTACAAACAGCTGCACTTAAATCGGGTAGATATGTTTATGATTTACAGATAGCTGCAGCTGATGGTACTGTAACTAGAGTTATTGAAGGAGTAATAACCATTAGACCAGAGGTAACGAAATAATGGCAAATGTCGTTGTACAAGCAGCTGCTGGAACTCCTAATGTTGTTAAAGTAACACAAGCAGGAGTAGCCGCATCAGCCGTTGTTCGATCCACAGAGGTAAGAGGAACTATAACAGTTAATGCAGCTGTTGATGTTGATTCATCCACAGCACCAAATGACTCTTTGTTAATTTGGAACTCAAACACATCAAGATATGAATTAAAAGCATTTACTGATTTAGCGTTTGACGCAGGGACAATGTAAAGGATAAACTATGGCCAATCAAATACAAATAAAAAGATCAACGAATAACACAGTACCTAATTCTAATATTAGTGGTGGCACTCTTACTAATGGTGAATTGGGTTATTCATATTCGTCTACTGATGGCAGTGGTGATGAGGCAGGACAAGGAAAACTTTATATTGGTCATGCCGATGGTTTAGGTGGAACTCGATCTGCTGTTGTTATTGGTGGTTCTTATTTTACTAAGATGTTAGATCATTCTAATGGAACACTTACTGCTTCATCTGCAATACTTACAGATAATAATTCTCATATAGATGCACTTAAAACAACTGGACTGTATCTTGGTTCAACAGGATCATCAGTTCTAGTAACTTCAACGGCTGCAGAGTTAAATAAACTTGATGGTGTTACTTCAACTACTTCTGAATTAAATATTCTTGACGGTGTTACCGCAGATGCCACAGAGTTAAATAAACTTGATGGTGTTACTGCAACTACTGCTGAATTGAATTATGTAGATGTAACAACAGCAGGTGCTGCACAAGCAAGTAAGGCAGTTGTATTAGACAGTAATGCTCATATTGATGCTGTTAAAACAGCAGCTTTAAGTATTGGTGCTTCTGGTTCTGAAACATTAGTAACATCAACAGCAGCTGAATTGAATCTGTTAGATGGTATAACAGCTATTGATACGGATATATCAAGTACGGCTGGAACACATACTACTCTTGCATCTGCATTGGCAGTAAAAACTTATGTTGATAATACTCGGTCAGGTTTGGAAGTAAAAGATTCAGTTAAAGTTGCAACTACTGCTGATGTTTCTTCATGGACTTATGCAAATGGTTCATCTGGTGTTGGTGCTACATTAACTGCATCAGGAAATGGTGTCGTTGCTATTGACGGTGTAAACCTTGCTCTGAATGATAGGGTACTTGTTAAAGATCAAAGTCCTGCAACTGAAAATGGTATTTACTATGTATCTACTGCTGGTGCTGTTGGTGCAACTCTAGTATTGACAAGAGCTACTGATGCAGATACAGCAAGTGAATTAAGTTCTGGTGTATTCTTCTTTGTTGAACAAGGTTCTGCAAATGCAGATAATGGTTATGTAATGACTCAGGATACTGCAATTACTTTCGGTTCAACTGCCGTTGAGTTTTCACAGTTCTCTGGTGCTGGACAAATTACAGCAGGTGATGGACTTACAAAAACTTCTAATACACTTGCAGTTAATGTTGGAACAGGTATTTCTATTGTAAGTGATGAAGTTCGTATTAATACTGCATGGGCTGGACAAACTGCAATCACAACTTTAGGTACTATTGGAACTGGTACTTGGAACGCAACAGCAATTAGTGCAGCAAAGGGTGGAACCGCAATTGATACTTCAAGTTCAACTGGTGTTGGTATTGTAACAAGTGGTACTTGGACAACACCTGCACAACTAACAGTTGGATTTGGTGGAACTGGTGCATCATCATTTACCTCTAATGGTATTCTTTATGGTAATGGTGCTGGTGCAATTGCTGTAACAGCTGCAGGTACTGATAAATATTTTCTTTATAGTAATTCAGGAACACCTGCATGGACAAACACGATAGATGGTGGTACATTCTAATTTTTATAATAACCTTATAATGGAGTAAATTATGGAACAGACACAAAAAGATTTAAAGTATGCACAACAGTTAATTAATGTTTTACAAACGAAATTGAATGATAGTGTGGCATTGAATATTCAATTAGAAGCAAAGTTACTTACTTTACAAGAAGAAGCAAAAGAAACAACAACAGAGGATAAAGTAGATGGCAATAGTAATAAAACCAAAGAAAAGTGAAACAGGATCAGCAGTACCCGGTACTAGTGATTTAGCACTTGGTGAAATGGCAGTTAATACAGCAGATCAAAAACTTTATGTTAGAAACTCTGGTGGAACTGTTGTAGAAGTTGCAAATGCAGCAGGTATATCAGAAGCCACAGCAACTGCCAAAGCAATTGTAATGGCTGTAGCATTAGGATAATCATATGGCTATAACTACTAGGCAAGGACTTATTGATTACTGTTTAAGAAGGCTCGGCGCACCAGTAACAGAAATTAATGTTGATGACGAACAAATTTCTGATCGTATTGATGATGCGATTGAATTTTTTCAAGAGTATCATTTTGATGGTGTAGAGAAAGTTTTTCTAAAGCATACAATGACACAGACTGATATTGACAATGAATATATTGCAGCTGCAGATCCTATTGTTAGTGTGCTTCGTATATTACCTGTTCCAAACTTTAATGCTTTTCAAACGGGTTTCTTTAATGAAGAATTTCAGTTACGATTAAATGATTTAGAACATTTCCGAAGTTCTACAATGATTAACTGGGCTATGTCTCAGACTAATTTTTCATTAGTAGAAAATTTGTTTGGTGTTCAACCTACATTGATGTTTAATCGAAAACAAAATAAAATATATTTGGAAACAGATTGGTCTAATAAATTTAAAGTAGGAACTATTCTTATTATAGAAGCATATAGAATACTTGATCCGGCTACATACACCGAAGTATATAATGATATGTTTTTGAAAAAATATGCAACAGCATTAATCAAACAACAATGGGGAAGTAACTTAAAGAAATTTACTGGTGTTACTTTACCGGGTGGTATTTCATTAGATGGACAAACTATATTTACTGAAGCTACTGAAGAAATTACAAAAATTGAAGAAGAAATGAATATGAAATATGAACTTCCTCCAGATGGAATTATAGGGTAATATATGGCTTCTAATATTTATTTTCAAAATTTCTTAGCAGACCAAAACTTACTAAACGAAATTAACAGAGAGGTTATACAACAGGCTGGTATAGATGTAATGTACTTGCCTAGAACTCTTGTTAAAGAAGATTTAGTAATGAATGAAGATGTTTTGTCTAAATTTAGTAATGCATATGAAATTGAAATGTATGTTAAATCTACTGATAATTTTGGTGGACCTGATGATGCTGTTTCTAAGTTTGGTTTAGATATTCGTGATGAACTTATTTTAGTTGTTCACGCAGACTCATTTAAGTTTGCAACAGATATGACTAAACCACTTGAAGGTGATTTAATATATTTTCCACATTCAAAAGGTACATTTGAAATTAAGTTTGTTGAAGATGAACAACCATTCTACCAAGTTGGAAAGAATTATGTTTTTGAATTAACTTGTGAATTATTTCAATATGGTGAAGAAGATATTGCTACTGGTACAGATGTTGATAAAGTTGAAAGAGAAAATGCATATGCTATAGATTTGGTATTAACAGCTACTGGTGGTTCTGGTGACTTTATAGTTGACGAACAAATATATCAAGGTGTTAGTCTTGCTACTGCAACTGCAACAGGTACTGTTGCTTCATGGAATGGTACTACTAAAACATTAAGAGTTAATAATATCTCTGGTACATTTGCCGCACCGAAGAAAGTTACTGGTGTAACAAGTGGTGCATATTATGACCAAGGAACAGTTGACGATCAAGTATTACCAACAGTTCCATATGCTGATAATAAGATTTTTGAAACAGATGGAGATAGTGTATTAGATTTTACAGAATTAGATCCGTGGAGTGAAGGAGACTTATAATGTTTGGTTATCATTCATATAATAAAAATATAAGAAATATTGTAGTATTGTTTGGAACAGTATTTAATGATATTTCTGTAAAACGATTAAAGTCTGATGGAACTACTGAGCGTGAGTTTAAAATTCCTATTGCTTACGGGCCCTCCGAAAAGTTTTTAAGTAAACTCAACCAACAATCTTTAACACATTCAATAACATTACCAAGAATGTCATTTGAAATTACTGATTATGCTTATGACCCTGCAAGAAAATTACAGACCACAAAGAAATTTAAAAAAGTAAAAACAGGAAGCACTACTGATTTAACTAGAATGTATAATCCTGTTCCATATGATTTTAATATTACTTTAAGTATTATGGTAAAGTATAGTGATGACGGAACACAAATTCTGGAACAAATACTTCCATACTTTACACCAGAATTTCAAGTCACTATGAATGAAATGTCTACAATGGGAGTTAAACGAGATATTCCAATTATATTAACTGGTGTAACAACTGAAGATTCATATGAAGGTGATTTTTTAACAAGACGAGCTTTAATACATACTTTAACTTTTACTGTTAAAGGTCATATCTATGGAAGAACTGTTGACCAAGGTATTATACGAGAAGTTGATGTTAATTTAGGTGCTAATATGAATGACAAGAAAGATGTGAATATTGATATTAAACCTGATCCACTAACAGCTGATGCTGATGATGATTTCGGATTTACAAAAACAATTACTGATTTATGAAACAAGATACCGTAGAAAAATTAAATAAAGTTCTTAACATTAGTGGTGAATTAGTTAAAAAAGAAAAAAACCAATCACCTGATGTTGAAGTCAACACAAAAGATTTGACGACTGAGTATGAATTTTCTCAGGAACAGTATCATACACTCCTAGATAAAGGTAATGATGCTCTTGATGAATTATTAGCAGTTGCAAAAGAATCAGAAAATCCTAGAGCGTTTGAAGTTGTTACTCAATTAATTTCTGGTTTGACTAATACAACAAAAGAACTTTTGCAATTACAGAAAACAAAAAAAGAAATTGAGAAAGATACAAAAGATCCTTCAACAGTTAATAATTCTTTATTCATAGGTTCAACAGCTGAATTGCAAAAACTATTGAATAAAAATAAATAGGTAATTTATGAGTGACCAATATTTAGGGAACTCTCTGCTGAAGAAAGCAGATGTTCAACATAATTTTACAAAAGAAGATATTGAAGAATTTATAACTTGTCGTGATGACATTGTATATTTCTTGGAAAAATATGTAAAGATTGTTCATGTTGACGAAGGCTTAATTCCTTTCACCCTCTTTCCCTTCCAAAAAGATTTAATAAACACCTTAACCGACAACAGAAATGTTATTGTAAAGACTGGCCGACAGGTTGGTAAGTCAACCACTACACTTGGTTGGTTATTACATTATGTTCTTTTTAATGAATCTAAAACTGTTGGTATTCTTGCAAACAAAGCTGCAACAGCAAGAGAACTACTTAATCGTATTCAGATAGCTTATCAACATCTTCCAAAGTTTCTTCAACAAGGTTTGAAAGAATGGAACAAAGGTAGTTTAGAACTTGAAAATGGAAGTAAGATTATTGCTTCTTCCACATCATCAAGTGCAATTCGTGGATTTTCTTTTTCTACAATTTTACTAGATGAGTTTGCCCATGTACAAAGGCATATAGCAGATGAGTTTATTCGGTCTGTTTATCCAACGATTTCATCTGGTAAAGAGACAAAAGTTATTATTGTATCGACACCGAATGGTTTCAATATGTTTCACAAGTATTGGAATGATGCTGAAAATGGTACAAATGATTTTATACCCTTCAAAGTACATTGGACAGCAGTTCCAGATCGTGGCCCAGAATGGAAGCAAAAAATTGAATCAACTATTGGTGCAGATGCGTTTCGGCAAGAATATGAAGCAGAGTTTCTAGGTTCTTCAAATACACTTGTTTCATATGAAAAATTACAAGAATTATCGTATAGTAATCCAGTATATACAAGAAGTGATGTAGATGTGTTTGAGGAGGTCAATCCGAGCCATTCTTATATTATAACAGTTGATGTGGCTCGTGGACAGGGAATTGACTATTCTGCCTTTACTGTATTTGATATTACTGAGATTCCGTACAAAATTGTGGCAAAATATAGAAGTAATACGGTTGCTCCCTTGGTGTTTCCAAATATTATAAATATTATAGGTAAGAAGTATAATGATGCTTATATTCTTATTGAAGTAAATGATATAGGATCGCAGGTTTCTGATGTCCTTCATCACGATTTGGAATACGAAAACTTGTTTTCAACAGCGTGGTATGGAAGGCATGGTCAGCAACTTAGTGGTTTTGTTGGTGGTAAAAGAGACTCACAATTTGGTGTTAGAACAACAAAATCTATGAAAAAGATAGGTTGTTCTAATTTAAAAGCTTTAATAGAAGATGATAAACTTCTAATACCAGATTATGATATTATTTCAGAATTAGCAACATTTGTTTCGAGTGCTGATACATTCTCAGCAGAAGAAGGAGCAAATGATGATTTAGTAATGACATTGGTTTTATTTGCATGGCTAGTCGATCAACAGTATTTTAAAGAATTATCAAGTCAAAATATTAGAGATAATCTTTATAAAAATCAATTAAGTGAAATTGAAGATTTGACAACACCTTTCGGTATTATTGATAATGGATTAAATCAACAAGAATATGAAGTCGATTCAATCGGAACAGTTTGGACAAAAGTAAAATAACAAATAATGAAAATTTGATGACCCATATATCAATATAAAAAATGCAATTATTGTAAAGGAGAAAAGTTATGCCGTTTCAAGTAAGCCCAGGAATTAATACTAGTGAGATTGATCTTACTACAGTTGTTCCCAATGTTGCAACATCAATCGGTGCGATTGGTGGTGGTTTTCAATGGGGACCTGTATTAGAAAGAACAAGAATCACAACAGAAAACGATTTAGTAGAAACATTTGGCAAACCAAATGATGATACAGCAGAATATTTTCACACAGCTTCTAATTATCTTGCATATTCTAATAATCTTTTGGTTGTTAGAAATGTTGGAACATCTGCAAAGAACGCAGTAGTTGGTGATACTGATGCTGGTACAGCAGCAAATGTAAACAACGCAACTGATTATGATAGTGATACATTCACCGATCAATTATTTGTTGCAAAATATCCCGGTGTGTTGGGAAATAGTTTAAAAGCTATTTGTGTAGATGGTTTTGGTTGGGCAACAATCGCAGCACTTGCTTTAAGTGCAAGAACAGCCGACCAACAATTATTCATAGCCAACTTTGATAGAGCTCCCGGAACATCAACTGATGTTAGTAATTCTGGTGGTTCTTTGGATGAAATGCACGTTCTAGTTGTTGATGAAGATGGTCTATGGACAGGAACACCCGGTGAAGTATTAGAAAGACATGCTTTCGTAAGTAAAGCATCTGATGCAAAAAGAATTGATGGTTCTTCTAATTACATTGGTAATGTACTTAGAAATGAATCAAAATATATTTGGTTGGGACTTGCATCTCAATTAACTGCAACCACAGTAGATAGTAATTCTCATGCTGGTGTTGCAAAAGCAAATACAACATTTAATCGAATCAATGGTGCTACTCATGCATTACAAATGCCAGGTGGTTCATTAACACTTGGTGTTGATGATAATGTTTTAACAGATGGTGAATTACAAGCTGCATATAATCTTTATGTAACTCCTGAAGTTGTAGATGTTACACTCGTTATGGGTGGACCTGCATCAACTACGACAGGTCGTTGGATTGTTGATAATATTACATCTGTAAGAAAAGATTGTATTGCTCTTGTATCACCTGCAAAAGCTTCAGTAGTAAATGCTGGTACTGCACAAGTTGCTAACTTAACCACAGACAATACTGCTCTTGGTTCTTCAAGTTATGCAGTTATGGATGGTGCATGGAAATATCAGTACGACAGATACAATGATGTTTTCCGTTATGTTCCAATGAACGGTGACATTGCTGGATTGTGTGCAAGAACAGATTTCACGAATGATGCTTGGTGGTCACCTGCCGGATTGAATCGTGGTACAGTTAAAAATGTTGTTAAATTATCTTGGGAAGCTACTAAAGCAGACCGTGATACCATGTATCCTTTATGCATTAATCCTATTATTACACAAAGAGGCTCTGGTGTAGTTCTTTGGGGTGATAAGACAATGCAGACAGTTCCAAGTGCATTTGATCGTATTAATGTACGAAGATTATTCATTGTTTTGGAAAAAGCAATTAGTATTGCTGCTAAAGCAATGTTATTTGAGTTCAATGATGAGTTTACGCGTTCACAGTTTGTTAATATGGTTACTCCTTTCTTGAGAGAAGTACAGGGTAGACGAGGTATTACTGACTTTAAGGTAGTTTGTGATAGTTCAAATAATACTGGACAGATTATTGATACGAATAGTTTTGTTGGAGACATTTATGTTAAACCAGCAAGGTCTATCAATTACATTCAATTGAACTTTATTGCCGCTCGAACTGACGTTTCTTTCTCAGAAATCGGTGGTTAATCTTATAAATATATAAAACTTAAAGGAGTAATAAAAAATGGCTACAA